AGGGTGATTGCCTCAGCTACACCTTGGTCAGCGATTGCAGACGAAGGCGACAGAACCTCAGCACCAGCAGTGGCGAAAAGGTTGCGGTCGTAGGTCTGCGCAAGCGCGTCGCCCATCTCACGGGAGAAAGCAGAGCGCACATCGTAGTGGTTCAGCGCCTCCTCAAAGTTCGACACGAAGGTAGACGCGAGCAGTACGTCGTCAATCTGAATGATGCGCTCATCCTGCTTGACGTTGCTGCCGACGATCTCAGTGCCGGGCACGTGGTAGGCTGCGGTGGTCTTGCCAACAGCGTTGAACACTGCCGAGCGGCCGCTTGGAATGGTGCGCACGCGGGTCTTGTCACGCAGAACGGTCTGCGCTTGGAAGCGTGCCTGTACTTCACCCGAGAATACCCGGATGAAAAGGGCGTTGTTTGCCGCGAAGGATGCACTGTTTACGGTGCTCTCATCAGCCTGTGGGCTGGAGTAACTCGCGGCGTTCTTAATACCGAGATGGCTCGGAGTTGCGTTAGCCATTTTGGCCTCCTTTTTTTAGAACGCAAAAGGTTGGATAAACAGCTGACGGTCACGATCTCTTTGGTTGTCTAGTCGGAACTAGGCCGCAAGTTAGGTGTCAGTCAGGTTGGCAGAACTGTTCACGGGCTAGGTTAGAGGCGAATACTTGCCGTAGCGTGTAGTCGGTATCTGCCCAGCTGCCGTAGATTGTCGGCCAAGAAGCGCATACAGCGCGGTCAATCGTCGCCTTCTCTGAGCCATCCACGCTGGCGCAGCTCACTGCGCAGAGCGTCATCACTGATAGAGTTAGCAAGGCGGCTAGCTTCGATCGCACTGTATCCCTCCTTCGTATAGTGGTCTTGTAATTCACGTCGGACGCGCTCTCGACGCCCTCGTGTGGCGAACAGGTACAGGACAGCCAACGCGCCTGCACCTGCTGCAATCAGGTAGTTTTTCAGATGAGCCAGCATGTCACCGCTTCCCCTTTCGCCAGTCGTCCCAGCGGACGGCTACGAGGTAAGCACCGACACCTGCAGCCAGCAGCGCAGCCACCCAGACGTGGTTCTCGACAAACACTGCAAACTGCTCGAGCGGGCCAATGGCCGGTGCCAGAGCTGTCGCTGTACCCACAACGGTCAGCGCACCAGCTGCGCGCATAGTCCGGCTGTCGCTGATGTTTTCGCGGGGCTTCGCCGGCTTGAGCAGGAACAGCTCCATCTCAGCTTGGCGTCGTTTGATCAGGCCGCTCAGGTCTACACCGTTTGCCTTGGTCCAGCGCTGGAACTCGGCTGCAGCAAGTGCTCGGTTGCCGACGTTGAGCTGCTTGAGCAGTGTCGACTTGGCCAACGCGCCGGTGCCCACGTTGTAGGCGAACGACACAAGCGCATCGAACTCATTCTGGTTGAGGGGAACGTGCACGAGATCGGTGACCGCTTCCTCGTACTTGCCGATCGTGGCCCTGAACATCTCCAGCACGTCACGCTGGCTGAACTCAGTGCCGACCTCGAGGCCTTCGACGTCGTAGGTCGTGGTGCCAAGCCCGACAGTTGGTACGGGGTGCGTCGCGAGCTCATCGAGGTACACAGTCAGGTACTTCTTAGGCACCCGATCGTAGCCGCCGGGGTAAGGCGTCGAGCCGTCCAGCAGCTGGAGACTGACGCTGGCTTCATAGAACGCAATGAGTGCGAGACCGCGCTCGCTGAGCTGCATGTCCATGTTAGCCGTCCATGTTCGCGATCTTGCGCTCAACGTCGCTACGGAATGCGTCGTCGTTCTTGTAGCGCGGGTCGTTGATTGCCTCGAGCATCTCGGCGGTCGAACGGAAACCCTCAGGCCCGCTGCGAATGCCACCGATCTGACGACTTGGTTCGGTCGTACCGACAGCCCGGTTGTAGTCTGTGCTGATCGTCGCCATGGCCATGCGCGTTTGCGCGTAGTCGCCGCTGTTCAGCATGCCGTTCAGTCGCTCAATCATGCCGTCGTCATAATTGTCCGCCGCCCAATTTTGCATCGCGTTCACTTGGTCGTCGCCGCCAAATTCGTTCACGATGTTTTGTCGGTTGGCCTCTGCTTCTCGCATGCGCATGTCGCGCACCGCCTCGACAGTAGCTCTGGGGATGCCTGCTTTTTCAAGCGCATCGAACGTCGCCTCGGACAGCTCTCCTGACTCGAGGAACTCGCGCTCTGCGTCGCCGATGAGCCCGTCGACAGCGGGTGCTTGCTCGGTGGACTCAGCTTCTGGCTGCTCTGGTTCTTCACTTTGCTGACTCAGCTTCTTTTCCAGCTCGGCATAGCTCTTGGCCATGTCCTCAGCGCTGTTGAACTTTTCCGGTAGCCATTCCGGTCGCTCTTCTGCCGGCGCTTCAGCTGCTGCTTCTTCGGACGACGGTGCTGTGTCGTCCTCAGCAGCCGGCAAAACGCCATCCTCGACAAGCTGCGCCTCGGACTCCTCGAGAGTAGGCTGCGTGTCCTCTGGGAATGGCAGGGTAGTCTGTTGGGTCTCGCCCATAAGTGCCTCTTATTGCTGTTGGTTAGCTTGCTCGGCCACCGCCTTAACGGTGTTCGGAGCTGCAGCCGCCGCAACCTGTGCAAGCTGAGCCTGCTGCTGCGCCTCAATGGCTGCTTGTTGTTCGAGCGCGATCTGCTCGCGCGTCTTGACTAAACCGCCCATGTCGATGCCAAGGCTGGCACCTGTGCGGATGATGAACTCGTCGATGTTCATGTACTGGTCGAGCACGCCCGGCCCGAGAGCACTCACCGTCTGCATGAACTGCATGAGGTTGTTCAGGTCGTTGCCTCGACCCAGCGCTGCAGTGCCGGTCACGATGCTCGGCTGGATCACACCGTCGGGCAGTGCTGGCAGGCGCTTCTGTTTCTGCATGCGCTCCATCAGGCGCTTGACCAGTGGAAGCTGCAGACTTTGCGCAAGGTTGCTGTACAGGCCGCTGATGGTCTGCTCGAGGCTCTGCGCCAGCATGCTGATCTCTGTCGCACTGACACGTTCAGCGTCGCGAGTGATGCTCTCGTACAGCATGAACGCTTGGCTCAGCCGCTGCTCGATACGCTGCGCAGTCTGAGCGGCCACTGCCATGTCAGCCTGCTTAGCCACCTGCAGCGTCGACACGTCGGCAGCGACACCAGACTTGAAGTCACCGCTCTCAGCTTCCGCAAGGTCTTGCATGCGGGTCACGCCATTCGGCTGCACAAGGAAAACCACCTTGGACGCAGCTGCGCTGGCCTCGAGGATTGCACGCGACAGTCCTTCCAGACTGATCAGGTCGCCTAGGTACTCCTCGACGTAGCCGCGGCCATAGCTCTCGGCGTCGATACGGTTCCAGCGCAGGGCCATCATAGGACCCTTGTCGAGTGGCCATGAGCCCTCCGAGCCGGGGATGATCTTGCCGTCAATTTCTTGGTACAGCCGCCAGCGCTTACCGTCGCGATAGTACTTGGTGAATACAGCGACGTCTTCACCTTCTTTCTTGTCGGTCACAAGCGCTGCAACTTCGTCGTCGAGCACAAGAGGCGACACCATTTCCTTGATGACGATGTCGAGCACGTTGCCGCTCTCGTCACGCTGCACCACGTAGCGATCCAGACCGTAGACACGGATGCCACCGCTAGCTGGCAGGTACAGGAGCACGTTGCCCCCGATGATCAGGTGCTTGAGCGCTTCAAAGAGAGGGGCCCGCAGACCGCTCTGTTCGACTTCTTCCATGACTGCGCGCTCGATTGCACTCAGGCCTGCCTCGATCTCGCCTCGGGCGTCTGGCCGCTGTGCTAGTTCCTGTGCTTCGAAGTCGCTCAGGGTCAGTCTGAAGAAGGGTGTGTTCGGCGGCAGAAGGCTGAGAAGTAGCCTTGCCGACAAAGTATTCACCCCACGCGCACCGATCCCTTGGTAAGGTGTCGGCAGACGGCTAGCGTAGCTGTGGCCGCTGGGTGGGATGATACTGGGAAGGGTGAGTTTGCTGCACTCTCGTGCCCGCTCGAGGTAAGTCTCTCGGGTGGCAGCGAGCTTCTCATAGCGCGAGGCACAAGTCATGCCGTCGTGCATATGTTTACTTGGTCTTTCCTGCGTTGACGCCCATTCCGCCACCCGACGTGTTTACGTTGGGCTGGCTGACCTTAGCGTTGCTAGGCCGGCGGATACGAAGGGCGCGGGCGCTACCGTCTTGAGCGCCGTATGGGTCTTTCAACCGTGCCTTCTGCTTAGCCCGTGCTGCCTTAGCTGGAGCTGCTTGCTCTAGCACAGGGGGCGCTGGGGTCGGCGGTGGTGCTACGATTGGCTTAGGTTCCGGCGGTGGTCCGCCACCGAAAAGGCACATGCTTACATCCTCAAAATGTTGCGGTTTTGTTCTTCGAAGAGTGACTCCAAATGCCGCACCACGCCCACAGCACCGACGTGCGACCAGACTTGCCGCTCGCTGTTGTCGATGCTGGGGACACGGTCAGGATACTGCTCGCGCAAGTAGTCGAGCAGCTCCTGTGTGATCACCGGGGTGACTACCGGGCCTAAATCCCGCATGAGCCACCCCCGGTGATGTCGCAGACGTCGTGCGCTTCGATGAAGGTCTCGCCTTCATGCGCCTTCGCTTCAGAGTAAGGCACTGGGGTCAGAGGCTGTCCCCCGCGCGACCCGTCTGCGTACACGGTTATGCCACGGAGTCGGTGGGCATAGTCCGCGAACAGTTTTGCGTAGTCGTCGACACAGTCTTCGTTGTTCAAGTCTGTGCCCCACGCAGGTAGATTGATCGTCGAGCTAATGGCTTGATCTACGTAGTCTTGCACATCAGCCTGAAACGCTACGCGGCGGGCTGGTTGTGCGGCCAAGTCCATAGCGCTTTCGACGCTGTCTGGGTCTTCAAGGCCGTACATCTCGACCAGCTGCTCAGCGGCGCTGTCGACGACATATTGGTAGCGCCATTCAGTGCCGCCAACGAGGTAACGGCGCTTGTAGGCAGTGGCAAAGATCGGCTCGATGCCGGTGCTAGTGCCAGCCAAAATGCCAATCGTCCCTGTTGGAGCAATGGCCCGCACGCCGGCAGGTCTGTTGACGCCAAGGAAGTCAGCGAACGACGTCGCCGTCTTGTCGCTCTCGCCACGCCAAACCGAAAGCCACTTGTGCAGCTCGGGCGTGACTTCGTACTGGTATCCACGCGCGATCAGCCATTCGTGCAGGCCCATGATGCCAAGGCCAAGTCGGCGGTTCTTTTCGCGCGTCTTGTAGACCTCGAAGTACGGCAGATCGGCCCGCATCGTGCCGCAAAGCAGGAACTTTGTGGTCAGGTGCACAACGTCCTTAAGCTCTTCAATGTCTGCGATACGGCTGAAGTTAACACTCGCGAGATTGCATACGTCGTGGGGGTCGCTCGAGGTAACTTCGCAACAGGCATTGCGCAGCGTTTCGCTCTCTTTGTCCCAGAAGTTGAAGCTGAACCCCGGCTCACTAGTCTTCAGTGCCTGAGCTACGTTCTTGCGGAACACGTCGCCGACCTCGCCAGTCTGCCAGTAGCTCTCGAGCCACGCGGTGTCGTAGTTCACCGACACGTTGGTCATGTCGAGCGGGCAGGGGAAGTTGAAGTCCTCTTGCTTGACGTCCCACAAGGTCTTGTCGGTGCCGGCGATCGGCATGTTCTGCCAGTCTTTCGCCACTAAGAAGTCATGGACGTCACCGTGCTGCCAGTTCAGCGACGCATAGATGGCGCTGCGACGGCTACCGCCCTGCATGACACGACGACCGATCTCGTTGATCATGGACATCTTCGGGATCGGCCCGGATGCTGTCCCACCCGTTCGCTCAATAGGCGATCCGCTGGGTCGATACACAGAGTAATCGACGCCGATACCGCCGCCGGTCATAAGACAGCTCTCCGCCGACCAGCTCAGATTTGCCCAGTCCTCGCGTGTGTCTTCCTCAGCCTTCAACAAGTAGCAGTTGTTAAAGAACTTGTTGGTGCGGCCACCGTAGTC